GTCTTTCTCCTAATAACGATAATTTTGTAAGTCGTGTTAAGCAATACTTGAATAATATTCAAGTTGCTGTTGACGAATTAGGAAAGACTTTTGATTGTAGTTTTCATTATAATCATTATTCTGACTATCTTACTGTTAAGAAGAAAGAAGAGCAAATTGAAAGTAAATATAAGCTTGCTAATAAAAGTAATAGTAAAGACCTTCGAGCCGCTCTTAAAGAAAAGATTACTCTTCTTAATGAACTTGAAAGTTCAAAGCACAAATTTGGTTATCCTTTGAATCTTGAAGATTATATCCTTTATCGTCATTGTTTACTTTATAACGATATTGCGAAAGATACTGCACTCATTAATAGTGATGCAAGTATTCGTTTTTACTTCAAAGATAATAATAAGGAAGCCGAGCTTCAGAAAAAGCTTCGTACTGAAATTAATAACGCTAAAGCAAACTATGTCAATGTTGTTAGTGATCCTGACATGTTTGACGCAGTTTATATTCAATATTGTGTTATTAGTGGACGTCCTATTGTTAGCTCTATGCTTGAAGACCGTATTACGAAAGAAAATCAACTTGACCGTTTCTCTATTGAGGATCCGATTAAGTTTAATAAGATTTGTCGTGATAACGATATCAAACTTAAAGCACTTATTGAAACCCTTATTGCGCGTGGAGAATTTATTCGAGCACAACATAATCAGAATATTCTTACGCCGGAGGGGGACTTTATTGGGGCTAACATGAATGAAGCTGTTGCTTGGTTTAAGAATCCGGAAAACAGTGCTATTGTAGTTGGATATAAGAATAAGTTAAAACTTATTTAATATGACTATTGGAGAGATGCACGTTATGTTTAGGCAACTTGCCCAGCAAATGGGAATGCAAACTATTCGTGCTATTCTTCCGAGTGAGATTGATGCTTGTATTAATATAGCCATTAATGATGTGATTAAAAAGCTTATTGCTGAAAATCTTGGTTCTGCCGGTAATGAGCAAGTCACAATCTATAATGCGCGTGTTGGGCAGATAAATGGATTAAGCACTCTTTCAAAGAGGCTTAATCTAACTGCTCCAATTAAGAGTAATCAACGAAATTGTTATACTACTTATGTTCCTTTAGATACAGTAATGTATATTACTGCTGTTGAAATTGGATATGAGGAAACTAATAGCTTTTATGATGCTCGTGTTACACAAGCTGAACTTCTTGGTATAACGTTAGAAGATTATTGTAATACTCCAACTTATAAATCTCCGGTGGTTGTATTTTTGGGGCAAGTTGATAGAGTTGATGTTGAGGTTTATTCTTCCTCTACGGGGAATGGCTTAATACCGACCAAGGCTAATGCAGTTATTATTTCTAAACCCGCTGTCGTTATGTATAGCGATGTTGAGGAGGATGGAGTTAATTGTGATATGCCTGACTACATGCACATTGATATAGTGAAAGCTGCTGCTGAAATATATCTTAGGAGTGTTGGAATAACTTCTAATTAACATTATTAAAATTATACAAATATGAGACAATTTATTTTGGGTGCCGCAGATGTTGCTTATGCAACTGGAGCTACGCCTGAACTTGCTGCTTCTGGCGCTGTAGGTTTTTATTATCTTAAAGATGGTAAACTCACTGTTAGTGCTACAGGTGCTGAAATGAAAGGCGAGGGTGCTATCGTACTTGGTCGCACTTCTGCTGAGGGAGGTCCAGTAATTCTTCCTTTCTACAATAATCATTTTAGTTTCGTTAAGTCGAGTTATAAAGCCGCTAAAACTTTTGTAGCTGAATTTACGATTCCTGATGTTACTGTAATGGAAGATCATTCTGTTATCTTTATTAAGAAAGGTATTCAGTTTAACGAACGTGCTAATTGGACTGCTACTGTTCATGCTTATAAGACTTCGGAAACTGTTAACATGATTGCTAAGAAAATTGCTGATTATGTTAATAACAATCCTCTGCTTGGTCTTACTGCTGTAGCTGATGCTGCTAAGGTTACTGTTACTGCTACTAAACCCGGTGTAGATTACGAACTTGTTCCTGCCGATGCTTTGTTTGGTATGGGAATTACTTATACTACTCGTGGCGAAGCTGCACTTAACGATGCTGAGGGTATTAAGAAGCTTGCTGATATGGCTGCTGCCGATGCAGGTTTTGAATATACGTATCGTGATTCGTATATGTATCTTTATCCTAATTATCCTCTTGATCCTCTTGCTCAGCCTAAGAAAGCTGATTATGGATTTACGGTATTTACTTTGCGTTTTGCCGTTCCTCGTGCAACAAAGACTCGTGACGAAGTTGTTCATCAAATTGTGCAGATTGCTATTCCTAATAAAAGTGCAAATGTAGTAGGAGATGCAGTAACTGCTATTGAAACAGCTCTTGAAGCTATGGCAGAATTGTAGTTAATAACCTTTGTAAAGTAATTAATACAACAAACTAATTAAAGGGAGCTACTGATATTGTTCTGATGGATAATATTGGTGGCTCCTTTTTGTTTAAGTACGAAATGGATAATATAATACTTTATGCGTTAAAAGAGGGGTTAACACCGGCCATCATTGTAGTTATTTATTTATTAATAGTAAAGCTAATTGATTCTAAAAGAGAGAAAGCTAATATTAAAATCACTAATGATTTGGTTGCAGCTATAAATAAAATAAGTAACTTTCTTGGCAATATTACTACAAATATTATTGATAAAGATAGAGATAAATGTCGTTGCGCTATTAGACAAGCTTTTCTTTCATCAGCATCTACTATAATTGAATTTGTTACAAAGACTATTATAAACAATCATATAAATACTAACAGAGATAATATTATAAATAATGTTGAACATTTAGTAAATGCTGAATATTATAATATTTATAATTCTCTTTCTCTTTATACTATTGACGGAAATAAGGTAAATGAATATCTTAAAGAAGAATGGATTAAAGAAGTAGAGAAAGATGCTATTGATATCATATTTAATGAAAAATTAGATAAAGAAACTAAGATTCTTACTTTTAATAATAGAATGACTATTAAGTGTCAAGATTTTGCTGTATATGTGACTAATAAAGCACTTTAATTTTATGTCTGATTATAAAAAACTTGTTTTAAGTTCTACTGTTTATTTAATTGAAGGTAATGAAGATATAGTTAATAATGAAGAATTTGGTTTTCTTCCTACTAATGATATTTTTGTTAATAATCAATATATGATGCTACTTAAAACAGCATTTGAAAATATTGGTTTATTCGATAAAGAACGTAGACAAAAACTTATAACTATTTATAATAAAATTATAGGTAGTTATAATTATATAGGTTCTCTTAAAGTTCCTATTGCAGATTTTACTATTGAACCTAATAATATAGAAATGTTAGTTGGTGAGACTGTTGATGTTTATATTACTTGTGATCCAAAACTTACAACAGATGCTCATAGTATTACTATTTATAATGCTTATCCTACATTATTTAAAGTTGGTGAAACTAATGTTGTAGATAATATAATACATTTTACTGTTACAGGAAAAGATAATGGTAATGGTCATCTTGAGATTACAGGAGATAAAGTACAAAAGAATTTAGATATTATTATAAATTATTAACATATGGATAATATAAATGAAAGTAATATTACAAATCCGCAGTATGTCTATATGATTATTCCTGCGGATTATGCTTGTGTTTATGCTCGTCTATTAATTTTGCTTAGCGATCTTGGTTATGAAATGTTACAAGATTGTAAAGCTGGATGTTCTGGTAGTAATAAAAATATTCTTTCTTGTTGGAATATGTTTCAAGCAGCTTGTGCTGCACATTCTCTCAATAGGAGTAAAGAAGCAGATATTTTAATTAATTATATTAAAGCTCAAATTAGTAACATTTATAAAGGTTCTGGAGTTCCTGAAAATCTTGGTAGTGTTACTATGCCTATTGACGAGAATGGTAAGTTGTATGCTATGGTAACTTGTGGTTCTGTTCCTACTTTTGAAGTGGATGTTGAAACTGGTTTACTTAAAGAAGTTAAGAAACAAGGAGAAGTTTATACTGAAACTTATGGACTTACTAAAGATGATGTTCAATCTGATAAGTAATAACCGATGGTCTTCCTTTACGGGGGAGCAGCATTGAAACTGATATGGCAAATATAACAGATATTGTTAACTCTATCGTTAGATATTTAGGTAAAGTTAGTATTACACTTAACGGTCGTTGGAAAGATAATATTGAATACGATCGTCTTTGTGTAGTATATGACGATTTTGCTTCTTATATCTCTAAACAAAAAGTTCCTGTTGGTACAAAACTTACTAATACTACTTATTGGCAAGTACTTTCTAATCTCCAAGAAGAGATTAAAATTGATTATAAAACTTTTAAAGCAGAAGTTCTTGAATATATTGCTTATTTAAATAAACGTCAAATTGCTGGACGTATTGTAGTTGATAATGATAACGAACTTAATGCTTTAACTATTGAACAAGTAAATGCTGGAGCTGAGGTCTATGTATTAGACACTAAAAAGACTTATATAATTGATTCTATTGATACTCAAAACAACAAAGATTATCATGAACAAGTATATAATTCTTTAAGTACTGCTGCTTACAGTTCAGTCCCTAAAGAAGATAGAAAGGTAGAAAATATTAAAGTGCTTAAAGATTATGTTGTAGAGTTTGGTGATAAACTTACTACGTTTCCTATTACTCTTATTCAGGCCATTCTTGATCTTGAATCTGGTAAAAATTTAAGTTCTCTTCTTAGTATGTTTAATTACCTTATTCTTCCTTGGAACGGTAATTTTGCTGCCACTGTTAACGAAGTTCCTTTGGTTATGCGTAATCTTGGAACTCTTGTTACTTATAAAGACGCTGATGGTTTTATTTGGACTAAACGTTATAAACTTAGTGATTTTAGTAACATTAATTGGTCTAATATTGATAATTGGGAGGGATGGGATTTAAATGCTGCCAAGGATGAAATTATTGCTGTTGTAGAAAAGATTTTTACGAACATTGATGATTATCCCCCCGTAAAGGAAGTTGTTGTACAGAGTGTTACTACTGCTACTAACGATGTACTTAACGATATAGCTTCTCATCCAGACCTTTATACTAAATTTAAAGCTATTATTGAAACTAAAGTTGGAGATGTATTTGCTAATTTAGATAATTATCCAGATTTAAAAACTCTTCTCAATACTTATGTTGTTAATCAAGTAAATTATATATTTAATAATATTGATAATTATCCTACTTTAAAAACTACTATTGAAAACGCAATTAAATCTGTATTTACTAATATTGATAGTTATCCAGCTGTAAAGAAAGTAATTACAGATAAAATTGTAGAAATTGCTCCTACTCTTATTAATTCTGTTTTTAATAATATAAATAATTATCCTATTTTAAAATCTGCTATAGATTTAAGTGTTTACAATAGAACTGATTATGTTTTTAATCATTTAGATGATTATCCTGCACTTAAAGCTCTTATTGAAGCTGGTTCAGGTGGAGGAGGACAAAGTTCTTCTATACCTACTATTAATTTTGAAACTACTGATGGATCAATTTTTACTATAAGCAATATTGATGAAGTAAAATCTTACATATTATCTAATGTTGGAATGCCTTCAATTTGTATTGTAAATGTTATTATAGAATCAACTATTCTATATAACAAATTAAATTGTTCTATTATAAGACATGAAAATGACTGTTTAATAACTTGTATTGGTTATAATTATAATAGTGATAATAAAATTGTTTTTCAGGGTAATATAGAAACTAATTCTTTTCAGCTTTATATAATAGAAAAACCTTTAGGGACTATTTATATCAAAGCTACTTATCAAACTTCTTTAAGTGATAATCGCAAACAATTTTCAATAGAAAATAATGCTACTATTCAAATACAAAAACTTATTGAAGCTTATCCTTTAGATAATAAAGTTTATATTTTTGATTGTATAATAACTTATAAAACTGATGATCCTGTATGGGTTACTGTAAGAGGAACTATGCAATTTATGAGTGATGGCGCTAATACTAATACTGCTCAAATAACTTGTAATTTTTGTGAAAGTGGTAATAGTAAAATACTTATTAAACAAGAATGGAGTTGGTTAGATATTAATGAACCAAAATTGATTCTTAACGGTATTATTGAGTATAGTACTGATGACTTTATAAATAAAAATCAAAAAGGAGCTGCAAGTGGAATTTGTCCTCTTAATGCAAGTTCTAAAGTAGATGCTAAATATCTTCCTTCTTATGTTGATGATGTAATGGATTTTGCAACATCTACTAATTTTGCAAATACTTCTGAAATAATAGGACATAGCGCATATACTAATCAAGTTATTATAACAGGTTCTACAACTATTAACCCTTATAAAAATAAGATTATTAAATTAAATGCTAATACTTCTGTTAACGATTGGGTTATTGAAGATTTAGTTGCTGATAAAATTTATTGTAATACTACTAATAACTCTACATATCGTTGGTCTGGTACTACTTTAGTTCCACTTGTTTCTGGATTAATTATTGGAGAAGTTACTGGTACTGCTTATGATGGTGGTAAAGGTAAAGCAGTTACAGATATTGTGGCAACATTGCCTTCTAAATTAGTTGATTTACAAGGCATTAGTAATAATAGAAATGCTGCTTATTATAGAATTGCTTTACAAACTTCTGAAAAACAAGATAATGGTAAATATAGTGCTGGTACTGATCAATATATAGATATTCCTTTAGCTACTACTCAGTATGCTGGTTTGATTAGTCCTACTGAAAAGAGTAAATTAACTAATATTCCTAAAACTTTAATTTTCTCTTCTAATGCTTTTGCAAATCCTGATCTTAATAGGCCTATCGATATATCTCTTTCTGGTATTACTTTTGATTCTTTTATTAACTCCGATGATATAATCCTAAAATATGAAGATTCTAACGGACGTACTTGTGTTTCTAAAGTTGAAAACTTTAATTGTTACTATGACAATGGTAATAGTATTGTTAAGTTTACTTATATTATGCACTCTTATGAACAAGTATTTACTCGTTTATATTGTAAGTTTGTAGTTTTAGAAAATAATATGGTTGAATTCTTACCATATTTTCAAGAAGATTTATATAAAGGTGGTTTTGATCTTGGAGAAGCATTTCAATGGATTTTTGATAAACTTACTGAATATGCTAGTGAAGCTTGGAGTCCCACTGAAGATGAATTTAAAAGTTCACTTACAGCAGAAGCTGTTTATACACAATTAAATATTGTAAATAATCCTATTAGTTTTATTGCAGAATGTGTAAAAAATAATTGGCCAATGGTTTGTAAACTCCAATTTGGTTATGGTAATAAACAATACTATTATGATGGAAAAGTTCCTGTTGTTACTGGTTATACAAATAGTCTTTCTACAAATGTAAATACTTGTTGGTTAAGTGCAACAAGAGAAAACACAACTATTAAGTTTCTTATTCAAGTAGACCCTGATGGTTTACTTACATTTAAATTAGATAATTAATATTAAGATAAATATAAAGTTTAATTGACTTATGAAATTCACAAAAGAAAGTATTTTAAAAAGCTTGAACTCTTTAACAATGCCCGCATGGATTAAAAGAGTTTTTCAATTAATTGTTGACTATATTGATGATGCAGCTTCAAGTATTGATAGCAAAGCTGACCTCGTAGGAGGCAAAGTTCCTGCTGAACAATTACCAAGTTATGTAGATGATGTTATTAATTTTTGGGATATAACGACCGGTGTTAGTTCTATTAGTACCATTATAAATAATGGTAATTATACTAATAGAATGTGGTTTATTACAAAAGGTACAAGTTCTGGAAGCATTGGTGCAAAATATCCTAATAAATTTATTGATTTTGGAGCTAATACTTCTGAAGAAGATTGGACAATTATTGAACCTGAAGAAGGAAAAATTTATATAAAGATTGGTTCTGGTAATGACTCAAATCATAGTTTTCGTTGGAGCGGCATTGGCCTTATTGATTTAGATAAAAATTGGAGTGATCAAATAAATAATCTTGTAATAAAGACATATACAATAGATTTAGGAGTTCTTATAGATCTTCTTGATTTATCTGAATCTACAAAGACTTCAGTATTTGCTGACTTATATGAATATGTTGGTAAAAGAAATCGCTTTCAATTGATAAACTTGCTTTGGAGTTATAATAATACTAATTATAGTTCTCCTATAATTGATGTAGATCCTGTTGAAAGAAGTTTTAGGATATATAATCAAGGGTACTTACAAACCTATAAAGTTCTTAAAGAGGGTAGTAATTATAGTCTTGAAAAGATTAGTGATATTTCCGGATATGTTTATTTTGATTATAATGATGCCAGTATTAATAAGATTGCCGCTAATAGTTTAAAAACTAACAAAGCTGTTCCTGCATTATTAGTTATGGATGGATATGTTTTTACTGGTTATTGTACAAAAGTAAATGAAGGCACTACTACATTTATAGTTTTCAATAAACAGGCTATGGAAACATATTATATGAATAATCTTACAGGTAGATTTACATTCATTAATACACTTGATACAGATACTATTGTGAATTATGATAGTATTAGAGGTTCTAAAACTAATGCTGAAGCTAAACAAGAATTAATTAATATTCTTGCTGGAGATACTGTTGTTATAGATGCTTCTAAATTAGGTACTATTCTTACAAATGAAGAAGCTGCTACTGTTCAAAAAGCTACCACTCTTATTGTAACTAATATTCCAAATATAGGTACTATTGTATTTAATAGAGGTAATGTTACTAATACGGAAATACATTTTACTGCTGTATCTATGACATTTATGGGTTCCACATATGCAAAATCTATTTTGTATAGTAAAAATACTAAAGTATTAACTACAATACAAGCACGCACAGCAAATCCATTCCAATGGTATTTAAATAATGGTGGAATTATAGCTGTTCAAGCGGATTTTACTGCTCTAAATAACTTCTTATACGATCATACTTTTATCATAGATAAAACATTATTAGATACTACTATTACAGATACATCTATTCAAGATAGTATTAAGAGGGCAAATATTTTGGTTGTTAAAGATTCTACTGACAGTAGCTATAAAGTATGTATTAGAGGATTAGTTTCTAATAATTTGATTTATTTCTATAATCTACAAAGTGCAAATGCTGATAATATAACAACTACCAGAGTACAATTTAACACTACTACTAATTTGTTAAGTAGTAATTATGTATATTTACTATTTGCTTTCAATGCTTATAAATTGGGTGGTGGTACTAAATATACTACTGAATCGGCTTTTAATGCTCAATTTGCTAAAGTAATAGATATGACAGTAACTCAATAATACTTATGGAACAGACTCTTATTAAACAAGTGTTTGATAGTTTTGATATTATCTATATCTTAATGATTAATATTGTAACTTATTTTCTTATTAAAACTGCTGATTATTTTAACGGGGACAAAAAAGTCCCCGTTCTTACTAAACGTATTTTTCTTGTTCTTGCTACAATAATTATGTTTTGCATTTATAAATATAATAATTATGATGATGCTTTAAAGCTTATTAATAGTTCTATTGCTGCTCCTGTTATTTGGACTTGGATTCTTAAACCTATAATTAATAAACTTAAAATAGGTTATAAACAAGATAGTTCTAATTGATTATGATTTGGATTAAAAATAAAGTTTTTCCTTTTGGTTCTTACAATGCTATTAATATTTGTGGAATAGTATTCTATAAAGATACTCTTAGCGCTAAAACAAAGAACCATGAACGTATTCATACACGTCAAATGTTAGAAACTCTTTTTATTGGTTTTTATCTTTGGTATAGTATTGAATATTTAATTGTTCGTTTTTTCCATAAAAAACAAAATGATAGTTATCATGATGTTTCATTTGAAGAAGAAGCTTACAATAATGATACTAATTTTGACTATCTTAAACAAAGAAAATGTTATGCTTGGTTTGAATATATAAAAATTCGTTCATATTCCTCTAAATAATTTTGTAAATACAAAATTTATTCCTATATTCGAATTGACAATATTGTCAATATAACAATCAACTAATTTTTAATATTATGGCAAAGAAGAGTAAGCCTATGATTGGAGTTGGTACTGCTGGACCTCGCAGTTCTGATGTTCGAAAAGGTGGTAAAAAGAAATAAATTATGTTGACTAAACATAAAGTTTTTCTATTACTTGCCAAATGGATTCCGGTAGTTACTGCTATCGGAATCCTTATTAATGCTACACTTGTTTACTTTAATTCTCCTGACGCTGTAAATGATTTAATGAGTTTTACAGTTGGAGTTTCTATTGCAGGGATTGCTCTTATGTATTCTTGTAGTTATGCTTTTAATTTTTGTACTTGGCATAGAGTTGTTATTAGTTATAATGCCTCTGTTATGCTATTAACGTTTTTCATTAGATATACAAGTATAGAATGTGGGTATTCGCTGCTATTGTTATTATATTACATATTAGCTGGCGTTTTTACTCTAATTGGTCTGTATCTTCACAACCAAAAAAAAATACTAACACTACTACAAAAGATGAGCGTGTTACTCAAAGTATTGAAAAAAGAACTTCAACACTCGATTGAAAACATTGACGCCGGAAATAGTGAAATTACAGAAGAAGAACTGGTTGAACTTGTTAAACTTCTTGCTACTATAAACAAAGGCGGAGAACGTATTAGTAAAACTATCGCATGCGAAAAGATACTTCATTGTAGTCCATCTACTTTTGATAATTACGTTCGTGAAGGTATTATTCCTCCTGGTCGTAAAGTTGCTGGCTTTAAAGAACTTTCATGGAATGAAAGTGATTTTATTGGTATTAAATTAAAAAGAATAAGAAATGCTGTAAAGTAAATATCCCTTATTGGCAACTCATTGCCAAGTCCATGCCCCGCAGATTAACGTCTGCGGGGCTTTTTGTTATCGTTATGTATATTCGCCGGACAAATGTATGTTTGTAATGTAAACGTTTACAAAATCACTTACAAATTAACATTTTAAAATTTTCCTTTATGAAACTGATTAATAAAGAGAATGGCGAGGAACTTGTTGAGGTTGGTTCTCACAAGGAGTATGCTTCCAAAGGTGTAGCTGGTACTGGTCTTGGACTTGGTATTGCTGGTACTGCTCTTTGGCTGTTGAGTGGTGGACTTGGTGGTGGTCTGTTCGGTAATCGTGCAGGTGTTGCTGGTGCTGCTGCTTTAGGTGCAGAGGGTATTGTAGAGAAAGAAGATAAGTGTGAACTTATCAATGGTATGTGGTCGCTTGCTTATCATGGACAGAATGCTCGTTTTAATGATCGTCAGGTTATTAACTCGGAGATGTTTGGTCTTTATAAGAGTCAAGTTGATGCAGACTTTGGTCTTTATAAGAGTACGCGTGATGGTTTTGATATTACTAATGCTCGCATTAGCGATCTGGAAACTAAGGTTGCTGTTCTTACGGCTACTCGTCCTTATCAAGATGCTCTTATTCAGTCGGATATTCGTCGTGTTGCTGAACATGCTGATTTCAACCTGTTCCGTCGTACTTGCCGTATGATTACGGGTGAGCTTGTTCTGCCTAACGAACCTACTGTTACTGGTTATCCTTCTTATAATCCTTGCCGTCAGGCTGCTGCTACTCCTGCTCCTGCTGCTGAGTAATTCGGCCGTGATGCTTCCTTTACGGGGGAACTACTTTGGGCTTCGGTTCAAAGTAGTTCTTCTTTTCAAACAATAAGAAAATAAATAGCTATGATTAATCCCAATTATACAGTTAATTTTGGTGTTGACCCTCTTCTTCAAAATCCTTATAGTCCTAATAACGTTGACTATGAACGTGAAATTGAAGATAGAATGAGAAAGTTACAAGCCATGAAAGAGCAGTATAGTCAAATTAAACAACATACTGCTACTAATTCTCTTTGGACTGAAATTGATAGAGAAGTTTCAAGTCTTACAGAAGATCAAAGAAATATTCTTTTCAATAGTGAAACTTATTCTTCTATTGATACTGAATTAAAACTACTTATTCAGCAGGCTCTTATTAATTCTGTTAAGAGTGTTGTTGAATCTTCAGAAGTTGGTAAAGATTTACTGACTAAACAATTGAATTTTATTAAAAGTAGTAAGGATAAAATTGTTGCACAATCTAATAAAGAAATTGAAATGTTTAAAAAGTTTCAAATTGCAGCTAAGGCTAATCCCGAATTAACATATAAAGAATTTATTAAAACTATTAATGATAAGTAAACTATGGTAAATAAAGAAATTATTATCAATAAACTTATTGAATTTTTCAATAATAAACTTACAGTTTTATCAAGCGATAGTCAACTGGTTAATGTTTTTGTTCGTCCTTTTGTTGCAAGAATTATAAATAATAATATTTCTAAAATAGACAAAGCGTTATCTTTGATTGCTAATGAAGATGGGATGATTGATGCTGACGGTATTCTTAATGATGTCGTTGACAATCTTATTTCCTCCCCCGTAAAGTAAGAACATGGGATGGCAATTGGAAATGGAGCTGTTGAAATTAAGATTCCTTTTATGAGCAAAGCTATTTGTTTAGATAAGGATGATATACAAGAATTTAAAGATATTTTAAAACAATATAACGTTTAAGATTATGCACAAGTTTAAAGAAATGGTAGACCATTATAAGTCTACACATAGATTAGATAATGAAACTGCTTGGGATATTATTAGTAGTTTTGATAGTCATTTTCAACATAAAACTCAAGAGGATAAAGATGCTTGTTGGGAGATTATGTGTAATATACATGAAAAGATTAAAGGTCCTCACTTTGATGAAGTGTATGGAGAATGGCAAGTTGAAGAGATGTATCATATAGATGGTAAAGGGAACAAAATTACTCGTCATATGTTTACTCCGGAAGATGCTAAAAAGATTTACGATAAACGTGTTAGAAATATCAATAGCAATATTACTGTATGGGATGTTTATGTTGCACTTAATGCTCAATACCATGACAATATAGTTTTATATGAAAAATGGTTTGGCAATATTAGTGAAGACGAAATGAAAGAAAAAATCATTGAAGCTACTATCGTTAATTGGTTTGAGGATGTAGATGCAGATGATGATAAAGTTTGGGAGTACTTTAAAGCTATTTAAACTCTTTATTTTCTTATTCTTTGTGTGGCTCGGCGTATTAACGTCGAGCCTTTTTGTTTGTCTTATTATAAAAGTTTTGCAGAAATGCAAGTTATTCCAAATATTTTTTATATCTTTATTGTGTATCATAATCTTATTAATGATAATATGAGTTCTATTAATCAACTTGTTTCTGAGATTGCGCATGTTGCTCAAGAGCCTAATAATAATGCTCTTCGTGTTGCAATTAAAAGAGAGATTATTCATGCTCGTAACGAACTTATTCGTAAGAGTTATAATAATCACTCTATTACAGACAAAGTGCTTCAACAGCGTTTTCGTCTTAGTCTTATTGATGTTCCTGATGGAGATTTAAAAGGTACTGATGATCTTAAACTTTCTGTTGTTAAACGTACTGCTCAAAAAGTACCTCGTCCTACTCGTCTTCCTCATAATGTTCCTTTTCATTCTGTAAGAACTGCTGGGGTTAATAATCCTCATGAAATTCCTTTTGCAAAAGAGGCTTCTGCAAGGTTTAATAATTTTCTTCCAGGTATGTGTAATCTTGCTACTTATGATTACATTAATGAACATATTTATATTCGTCTTTCTCCTAGCAATGATATTGCTAATATTAAAAATATTATTATTGAATCTGTATTCGAATATCCTCAGATTATTAAAACTGAAACTGTTGAAGGTGAAAAAGTTATTAATGAATTTACTATTGATGACGATGAGTTCTTATTGCCAGAAGATCTTGTAGGTGCTGTCAAAGATATGGTTTATCAAAGGCTTCATTTAGAGATTCATCGTCAAACTAATGAAACTCCTGAAATTAATAAACTTAGAGGATAAAATATGAAACCTGATTATAAGATAAACGACTACTATTATATGTTTGTTAACCAAGCTAAACAAAACATTCCTATATATAAAGAAAAGTATGAAACTGCTTATGCTATTCTTTTAGATTGTAAAAATCGTTTGATTGAGAATGTTACTGAACTTTATGACCTTGGTATCAAACTTATTGATTTTCCTATTGAATGGGGAATGACTAAATATAATAGTGAAGAACTACTTTTTAAGAAAGCACATAAGATGCTTAAAGAGTTTGAAGTTGGTCCTAAAAGATTATTAGTTTTACAAGTTGTTAAATACTGTGGTTTGCTTAAACATTGTAATCGTCATATTAATAATTATGAAGTTGCTAAAAGTACTTCTTCTTTAAAGTTTAAAGAATTTAAAGCATTAGTTAATAAATTTTATGGTTATGGCGTTCATAAAGCTATATTAGATGGATACGCTTATGCTTATAGTTATGGTATAGGTGATCTTCTTATAAGTCGTTGGACTACTGGTAAACCTAAAATGATTATTGATTTTGCCGCTACTGCTGCTAAGAAGAAACAACTACTTGCTGAAGGCAAAGAACTCTATGATGCTAAAAAAGCTGCTTGGTATGAAGCACGAGGCATCAAATATGAAGTAGAAGATTATAGGGTTTATAGGCAAGATAATTTTTATTATGAAATAGATATTGTTAATAGTAAAATACTACATAAAAGTAAACAAGAATTTAAAACTGTTGAATATATTGATCTTCCTCTTAGAGGTAAAAGTCAAGAAGAAGTTTCAAAACTATGTAAAGACAGGGAAGATATTCTTAATCTTAAAGTTAATATAGCGTATAAATTAAATGCTACTCTTTTTAAATATCCAACGGATTATTTAAAGTATATTAGAAATGCTGAACAAGATAAATACAAACGTGGAGCGCATAATAGCAAAAATAGACAACGACTTTAATCCGGATACAAGTGATTGGATTCCGCGTGTTGCTGCTTGGTCTATTGATGCTATGTCTCAATTAAAAGTTCTTAGTACTGAAAGAAAGAAAAGAACATTAAAAGTTATTGACCGTATTGCTTATTCTCCTTGTGCTATTAAAATGCAAGGACTTGTTGTTTATGATAAGCAAGGTTGTAAAATTCCTATGATATCTAATGCAAATGGGAAACGGTGTTGTTACTCTACGGGGGAGCAACAGTGTGGAATGCGAACTGGTACTGCTGGTGTTAGTTATAATCCTAACGCGGCTTATGGACCTGATATGTTTGCTGAGACTCGTATTGATAAAGATTACCCTGATCGTTATAATGTTAAAGAAATAAAACGTAATGGTAAAACTTATCATAATTATGTTCTTATTAGTGAAAATCAAATAGAACTTAATTTTGATACAGATGAAATCACTATTGAAAGTGAAGAAGTAAAAACTTATTATAGTGATTATTACCACTGTGATTTACCTGAGATTCCTAATAACGGTTTACTTATTGAAGCTATTGGTGCTTTCTGTATGTATAAAATGCTTACTCGTGGAATGAAACATCCTGTGCTTAATCTTACTGCTAATAATCCTGCTATTAATCCTTATGTAGCTTGGATGGAACTTCGTAGTAAAGCTAAGAGTTCTGTTGCTATTGATGGTCAAGGAAAATATGACGGTAATGCTTGGGGAGGTATGTTCTATAATTTCACTTTCAGACGTGATGAATAATTATGAATATTGTTCCTAAACTTAATCTCAATAAACATCCGAAAGATTGTGAGAATCTTTCTTTGACTCTTGCAAAGAATATGATGATTAGTGGGGACATGAGTTGTCTTACTAATGAACCTGGTATTAAAGATATTTCTTCAATAGATGATAGATTATCTGATCTTTTTTCTGGTAAATGGAAGATAGTCGGTTATATTCCTTGTAATGATGAAGTAGTATTATTTATTAATGGTCGAATTAATGGTGAAAATAGTCAAAACCATATATTTAGATACAGAGAAAAGGATGATTATTTATATCTTTTTGGTTCTAATTGGCAATGGTCTGGTGGTAAGATAAAAGGTACGTTTACTTATAATGTAGAAAATGATCTTATTATATCTGTTGCTGAATATGGTATAGAAGGTAAAGATATACCTTTAAAAACTATTAATCTTGGTCATTTTGATGTTGATGGAACTAAAACTATTGTAGGTGGAGATTTAGGTCTTCCTGATGGTAAGTTAGCTATTTCTCCTGAACTTAAACTTCCAAGTTTTAGTACAGTTAATTATATTGCTGGTTCTTGTTATAAAGGTTGGCATTATATTTATATTCGTTTTAAAATTAATGAAGTAGATTATACTCAATGGTTTCATATAGGTTATCCTATATTTATGGATACTTATGAGAGAACTCAAATAATGCGATATGTTTTTGGGGCTAAACCCGGATATACCTCTGGAAATACTATTCTTTCTGATTGGCCTACTGATGGTTTTTGCAATGGCTGTTTTGATGATATAAGTTCTACTGGAGATGTAGCATCTAATACATTCGAAGTAGTTATAAATACTAATAATATTGTTGACAATTTTGAATATTATCAAATAGGTATAGTTTGTGCATCTAAACAATATACTAAATCTTGGAGAACTTCCGACATTAAAGTTATAAAAGATGCAACTACTCAATGGCAAAGTCAATCATATATTTTTGATATTCAACAATTAGTTGAAGTTGATCTTCAAAGCTTTATTGAAGAAAATTATAATTATTTTAATGTAAGAAACATTATTAATTATAAAAATAGACTTTATATTTCTAATTATAAAGAACATTCTCTTAATAATAAGAAAATAGATCAATCTATTATTGATTCTATAAATGTTAAACTTTATTCTAATAATGGAGCGTTATATGGTCCGATATTAGATAGTAATATAAAATATTGTATTACTTTTTATAATCCTAATGCTCAAACTTCTCCTTTACAATATTTTGTACCTTATAGTAGAATTAGTAATGGAACAAGTATGACTGTTGCTGAATTTTTACATTTACCTTATGGCACTATACGTAAAGCTGGAGTTTCTGTTGATAATGTTACTTTTAATTGTGTTGATACTGATTTAAGTAGAATATATTTAAGAGCTAAATCAAGTGGTGGAGTTACTTCTATCCCAGCAAATGTTGAATTTTATAATAGTATTCTTGGTACTACAGGTACTGTACTTAGAGTATATACAGATCCTAATGATGGTAAATATTACTTCGAAGTAAATGTATCTGATTGGTTAATGGCTTCTGTTGAAAAAGTATATGATAACGCTGCTACTTTTGAAAGTAGAAGAACAAGAACTACTCTTTTACCTAATGAAGTATATAATTTCTTTATTCATTTTGTTGATAAATATGGTCATGTAACTAATGGCTATAGACTTGAAAATAAGAAAACTTATGTTGATCCTGTAAGTGGTAAAAATTGTGTTCCGCTTCCTATTAATTTTACAAGTTCTACTTCTCAGAATCAAGATGTTTTTTATACTCTTGTTCCTGAAGATACTACATTTAGTAATGTAAATTCTGCTATAACTAATAATAGATTATACAGAGTATCTGATGATGGTTCTGGTTATGTAGATTTAGATTTAACAAGTCCAGTTACTAATAGAACTTTAGATCAGATTAAAACTGTTGTAAATAAAATTTATAATACTTTTATTGGTGATTCTGATTATAGTAATTTAAGAATATATCAAGTTATAAATACAGCTATTGGAGAAAACTTTGGTATTTATATAAATAATAATGGAGATAGACTTCATAGAATACCAAAGAAAAAATTCCATATTGACCCTGATTATCAATGGGGTTATCATAGTTTTTATACTTATGGTATTTATGTTGATGTTCCTCAATTACCTGATGGATATGTTGGATGGTTTATTAGTTATGAGAAATTTGAACCTATTCAACGTGTTACTGGTTTTCTTACTCGTAATGATTTTAGAACTACAAGTAAAATCAAAGGTTCAAATGGTAATGTTCAAGATGTATTAGATACTGCTAATTGTAAGACGGCTAATACTATGTTTTTATATAGTAGTAAATTTGATATATCTGATTCTATTAAACTCGATTATAATGTTCTTGAAATTGAATTAAAAGGTGGTTATACTCCTGAAATTCGTTATTATGATAGTATGTCGAGAAATGGTTCTACTGTATATCCTTTTGATTTAAATAAAATTGTATATGATCTTTCTGGTGTTCCTAAAACTAATTTAGGTGATAGTTCTCAAAATGGTACTGAAACTGAAATTCAGTATATTATGGCTATGCCTAAATTTGAATTAGTTGTTGCTGATTCAGCTAAAGGTGACAGAGTTGGTCTTGGTTCTGCTTTACAATTAGAAGATAATACAGGATTATTTGCTTATCAATCTGCAAGAGATAAACCTGATATTAACGTGTATTTAGTTACGTTGTATAACCATACATTAAACTTGTATATGTCAAAGAATAAAGAACTTATTCGAATGACTGATATACAATATTCTACTGGTAATACTTTATTTATTAATGGTTTACCAGGTGTTATAACTTATGACGGAGTTATTATTTATGAAAATCCCGGAGTAACTTATAATGCTGAAGATTTTACTTTACGTCGAGTTAGAGGTGGAAACACTAAATATGTAAATAGTGAATTTACTGGAGATCCTCGTAGGGTTTATAAGAACGTAATACCTTTTGCGAATTATGTTCAATTTCCTTGTTATGATACATATTTTTATGAGAGTAAACAATTTAATAATGTTCCTCAAGCATATATATTTCCTACTAATAAAGAAACAGGTGATACAAAATCTACTTGGGCTGGTGCTCTTGTAGAGCCTAAAAATAGTATTGATTTATTTTCTAATCCTCAAGGTTCTGCTGATGATTTTAACATAAAGAAATACAGTAATTACAGAGAGGATATGTTATCTGTTGAAGATTATGATAAAACTGTTCGTCGTAGTAATGTGATTCAAGATGAGAGTCGTGTTAATGCTTGGCGTACTTTTCCTGTTGAAGGCTATAAAAATATTACTGAGAATAAAGGTATTATTACTAATCTTATAGGTATAGGCACTTATCTTCTTGTGCATACTCAACATAGTTTATTTATGTTTAATGGAGATAGCACTCTTAAAACAGAAGATAAAGATATTCAATTAAGTCAACCTGATGCTTTTGAAACTAATTATGTTGAAGTATTTACTTCAGATCATGGTTATGGAGGACTGCAAGATGATTTGAGTTTCGTTGTTGACCAATTTGGTTATATTTTCTATAATAATGATTTTCGTCAATTATTTCAATTTGATAATGGTAAACTTAATGTTATTGACCAAGATATTACATTATGGCTTAAAAAGATTAACGCTAAAAATGTAAGATTTGCTAATGATAAATTTAACAAACGTATACTTATAAAATTTGATTATACTGATGGAACTAATGCTGATATAATAAGTTATCATTATGATAATGGAGGTTTTGTTTCATTACATGATTATTATTTTACTGAAGCATTTAATACTAAAATAAAACTTTATATGTTAAGTAGAGACTTTAATAGTCCTAATGATAATGATAAAGTTTATACTTTTAATGAACAGGATGGATATGGTATTATCCCTATTCAAATGCGAAATACTAAAACTCCTTCTAAAAAATATAATACAAATAATAATACTTTTGGCAGTTATATAAATATTATTATTAATAGCGAATACGAGGTAATTAAACTTATTGAGTTTATTAAATATAAATTACGCAAAGTTGCAGGTATTGCCAAAGAAGATTTTACTTACTCCCCCGTAGAGAAACAGCAAACTCCTTATGCTGGAGATATTATTAGAATCTTCAATGATATATGTGACAGTGGAGACATTGATGTTTCAGTTAATATTTATAATCCCGGTGATTATAAAAAACCTTGGTTTGAACTTGGTAATTGGAACTTTAATTATTTCCGTAATAATATTAATAAACCTAATCCTACTGCTAAAGATATTTATACAAGGCTTTATGGAAACTTCTTTGTTATTGAATTTAGATTTAATAATATAGATAATCTTCGTATAGAGTTTGAAAATATTGATGGCAGTGTTGTTAAAAATAGACAATTATGAAAAAAGTTGTAGTTAAACGTAAAAAAGCTTTTATTGGTGCCGCTATTGGAGCTGTTACTGGAATTGCTGGTTCTTTAATTGGTGGAGCTAAGAAACGTAAACAAGAAAGAGCTATGCTCAAACAACAACAAGAAGAACAAAATAAAATTGAGACTTATCAAAATGCTCAAGCTTTGAGTTCTGGAGTTGCTGATCAAAGTTATGTTGAAGATTATCAAAAAAAGGTTACTTTAAAGATGGGTGGTTACTCTGATAGAACCAAAAGTAAAAAGAAGATTGTAAATAGTATTTATCGTTGTGGTGGACGAAAGAAAGCAGAACTTGGAACTGATGCAGGTTCTAAATGGACTAAACAAGATACTGGAGATTTGATTACAGGTTTTTCTGTTGGTATTCAAAATGGTCTTAGTGCTGCTGCTGGAACTCCTACTAATACTGTTCCTCAATTTACTCCGAGTAACGCAAAGACTTTGCAAAATAATCAATTAGCCCAAGAAGCTAAAAATAAACGTATTGTTAATAGTAATACTGTTCAACCTACTGCTGGTAATAAATACTCTACTGCTTCAACTGCACGATTTGGTACTCGAAGAAAAGCAGCTATTGGCGCTGAAATTGGTGCAGCTGCTGGAGGTGTTGGAAGTCTTGTAGGTTCTCTATTTCAAAGTACTGCTGCTCCTAAACAAGTTAAGAAAGCTGTTGGATTTAGTAGTAGTGCTCCTAAAGTTGGTATTCAAAAACCTGATTATCAACAAAATGCTGGTAATGGAGAACAGATTGTAGATGGTAATATTGTTAATCCTGCTAATTCTACTAATGATGTTTATAAGAACCGCATAGATACTTACCGTTGCGGTGGTCGTAAACGTATGAAACGTAAATAAAAAGTATTTGCAGGCTATTCTTTGCATATTATATATTAAGGTGAATAAATGTAAAGCCTATGTATATGAGTTAAACAGAGAGCCGGAAATACAAAATTTTATATAATAATTTTATGGACAAATGCACTTATGATTTTAAAGTTTTTAATGATAAATCTATTAAAAAGTGTAAAGTTAAAAATTGTTTTAAAATAGGTAAAAGTAAATATAATGGATATTGTACTACACATAGTCATCATATTTATCGTTATGGTAAAATAATTGATCGTACTGTTTTTACAAGAAATGAATATGTTAAATATGATGATTATGCTGAAATCGTTTTATATGATAAACAAAATACTGAAATTTGTAGAGCTAAAATAGATTTAGATGATATTTCTAAATGTTATCCATATAAATGGGCATTAAATGGTAATGGATACTGTATATGTAATTCTTGTAGATTGTTTTTACATAATCATATTATGAATCATGTTACTTCTAATTTAGTATGTGATCATATTAATCACGATAGATTAGATAATAGAAAAAGTAATCTTAGAATAATAACTCGTTCTGAAAATAATTTTAATAAAAATACTAAAGCCAAAGGATATCGTTATGATATTGTTTCTAAAAAATATATAGCTTATATAAAAATAAATAGATTTAATAAACATCTTGGTTGTTTTAATACCAAAGAAGAAGCTATTAAAGCAAGAAAAGATGCTGAAGAATACTATTTTCCGAATATAAAATATGAAAAAGAAAAAGTTAATACCAAAAATTCAATCCGGAGGTTCAGCTATTCCTTTAGGTAAGAATTATTATTATATGAAAGGTCGCAAGCACGAGCAAGGTGGTATTGATATTGGTGCTGATCCTAAGAGCGGTCTTGAGGTAGAAGATGGTGAAGTAATGCACCTCTCTAAAGATGGAGTTAAAGTCTTTAGTGCGCAGCCTATTTTAAATGGGCAAAGTCCTGCTGAGAAAGTTCTTGGTGGCGACAATCCTAATGATGTTTTTAATGCTCAAGAAGAGTTTAAAAACAGAAACAAACTTAATGATGACGGTACTATGAAATTTCGTAATGGAGGTTTAAGTAGAACAAAAGATTATGGCTCTTCTAAAAAACCTTATCCTAAAGTTAAGAAAGGAGATTTTGCTGGAGGTGGCAGAAGTTATCCTATTCCTACAAAAGCTGATGCTGTTGACGCTTTGCGATTAGCTGGGCTTCATGGTAGGTCAGATGTTAAAAGTAAAGTTTATAGTAAATATCCTGAGCTTAAAAAAGATAAAAAAGAAATGGGAGGAGAAAGTCCTAAATATAAACTTGTAGAGATTACTATTGGTGGCAATAAGCGGCTTATCCGTGTGCCTTCCTCTACGGGGGAACGACAAAAAGCTGCTTTGGGAAGTGATGGCTTTGAACGTTATGACCCTATTATTAACGAATCTAAAAGAAAAGCTATTGATAATAAACTTGGTTTTAGGATTAATCCTCTTCAATATGAACAAGGTGTAGTTCCTCAATCTGGAAATACTGATGGTTGGCAACATGAAACTCCTGCTTTTAAAACTATAACTCCTACTGATTATATTGGACTTGGCGCAAATACTATTGGTTCTTTAGCAAGTGGTATTAGTAATCGTAAAACTATAAAAAGTATGCGATATAGTAATGCTCCCACTCCTATTGCTGCTGCTAAATTAAAAACTCGAATTAATATTAATCCTCAGATTGATAAACTTCGAGAAACTGTTAATCGTTATTACAGAGATGTAGATGCTAATACTGCAAGTAGTCGAGTGGCGCTCGCCCGTAAAGGGAGGGCATCAGTTGATGCACTTTTAAAGAGTAACGAACTTTACGGTAATAAAGAGAATACTGAAACTCAACTTATTAACCAAGATAAGATGAATCAGCAAGCCGTTCGTGCTCGTAATATTGAACAATATAATCGTTGGGCTGCTGGTAAAGCTGATTTTGAAAATAAGAAACGAGAAATGCTTGCTGAAAATACTATTTCAACTATGGAAGGTCTTAATAGCGGCATTCAAGATCTTATTGGTAGAATTGAAGTACGTAGAAATAATAATAATACTTTAGCTATGTTATCTACTGCAAATCCTAATGTTACTGCTCAACTTCTTCGAGATAATGGTTTGCGAGCTGATTATTATG